ATGGACGCAAAGCGCATCCGTTTTCTGGCAATGTCGGCCCTATCGGGGTTTCAAACACTGGGCCGCGACGACGCAATAGATGGAGCTATTTTCGACCTACTGGCCATACTTGGACACGTGGCAGATGACCCTGCCGCGATAGCGCTCATGGAACGGATCAAATTCGACATCAACTCTGAACGTGTCGTTGGTGATGCTGATAGCCTTCAGTTTGTCGACGGTTAGGTTCCGCCCAAGAACCTTTTGAAAGGCCGAGTTGAAGCGGAAGGGTGTGACTTATGCGCAGCTAGCCGAGAAACTGGCCCAGCTCGGCGTTCACGAAACGGAACGGAACCTGAATAACAAGATCAGCCGAGGCGGCTTTACGGCTGCTTTTCTGCTGCAATGTCTAACCGTGATTTCTGTGAGTGAGTTTAGGCTGTGAAGTCGGTAAGGTGGGAGCTTCTTTTCTGATTTTCTCAGATATCTCGCGGCCAATTCGCTTGGCTTCCGCGATATGCCCGTCCGCTATCAAGGGCGCGATGCGGGAGGCATAGGCGCGCATTCGGTCGATGTAGCCAATCGGGTCAGCTTCATAGCTGATCCGGGGTACTGTGACACCCAGTTTCGACACGCTTATTTCCACAGACCTGACCTGATCGACATACCGCTCTAGCTGCGCAATCGAAGGGGGTGAATTCAGATCAAAGAATTGCCCAAGGGTTTCTAGGTCCTTCCCAAGAGATGCGAGGCGTTGTGCGACGACCACGCGTACATCACTCGACCGCGCATCGACTTTTCGAAGCAGCCAATCGAGCCAAGCCCCGATAGTCGCGCCCATGAAAAGCACGGTAAGAAATTGGAACCAGGGTGTTGACGTTGCCCAACTCATGAGCGCCATCGCCGGCTGAACCCAAGCCGATGTATCGACACCGACTCGACGCAAAAGCTCAGAAAAGAACGGCTCCGCAAACATCGCCATGAATGCGCTGGTGATGCCGAGCAAAACGAAGCGAAATATCTTCCCCATAACGGGCAAGAAAGCAGGATTCCGCTTGGAAGTGGAGTCAATCTATTCACGCGGCACCTTTGGTGCTTTTGCTACATAAGACCGGATATTTAGGCTACGCGGGCGTTCCATCGCCTCAGAGCCATCCGGCACACTGGCACTCGTTCTCTTTCGAGACCGCCCTGATTGGGGTGGGAAGGGTGGGCCAACAATGCCGCCTCGCGGTCCCAACACGCTATCCAATTGGCAGCCCGAAGCTTCCTTCGAATTTTCGCGCGTCAGGACAGCAAAACACTAGCAGATTCAACGGATTTGTCTATAATCTTCTGATGAGCAAGCTTGATTTGCACCGCATAGACGAGCGCGCCAAGTCGCTGTTCGCCATCGACAACTCAGAGGAAGACTGGGGCGTTGTGGATGAGTGTGTTCGCAACAGCTTTCGCCATTACGCGGCGCGGACGCTGCGGGCCATGGAGGAATTGGCGGAAGAGACGCGCAGGCTAGGGCTGGGCTGAATCTCGCCGCTCGAACCGCAGCGAACTCGTCGCCTGCATGATGAACTCTAGCGTCTCGACGTAACTCAGATCGGCAATCTTGTAGCCGTCCAGCATCAGTTCCCGCTTGGGCTGTTTCCCGTCTGTCCCCATCGTTACGCGGATTGCGAGCCTCTGTGTCATCTGGCCCTCCGGCGGTCATAACGGGCAAGGTTCCAGCGAATGAGCATCATCAGGAGCCAATCACGCATAGCGCTCCTCCAACTCAAGCATTGAGACAAACTTGTCACTCTCGACGCGGCCACCACGAAGCCGCAGCTCATGGATGCCGTAGGTCAGCCCGGTGGTGCAGCCTTCCGCATAGCTCGGAACGTAGCCGTGAGGCATGGCAGACCCAAGGTTGGTGATGGTGATCGAGTTGTTGATGCCAATCTTCGGAACCGTAATGTTGTTGTTCCGGTGGGTATGGCCGAAGACGATGGAGTGCGTAGCCTGGTTCCCAATGATGTTCTCGGGATATCTGCCGCCAATGGGCTTCCCCATTATGCTGATCGGAACATGTATGAACCCCACGCCCTCAAAGAACAGCCAATGACGGTATGGTGTGGTCTTCCAACGATAGCGGGCAAAGAGCTGGTCACGCTGAAGGGTCAGAGTGCCGGCGAGATTCGGCGCCAGTTCCTCCAGCCGCTCGACGCGATATTCGTGGTTGCCATAGATGACATCGTGGGGGACTTCGCCCAGCCCGATCTCGGAGTGGTAGGCTTCAAGGGCATCCTCGCCAGCGCTGATCTCGTCTTGAAACGAGGGGCGGTTCATCTGGGAGGCTGAACCCGCTGCGCTGTGGAACTCGCAGCTTTCCATATCCAGGGCATCGCCGATGTGGACCACGTTGTCTGGCCGAGACTCTGCCGCATAGCGACCGATCCAGCGCATGTGCTCCACGCCCTGCCCCGGCTTCCAATGCGTGTCCCCGATGGCAAGGACGCGCCGAACGGGGAGATCTTTGGTGACACTGACGTTGTAGGCCCTCACCCGCACGCGGGGCTTAGCATCGATGCTAAGGGCGATACCATCGATGTCAGGGGTGTAGTTCTCTTGGGCGGCCTGCTGCGCCTCACGAATCAAGCCATCGCGGCGCAAGCGTTTGATGCGATCCTGGATACCGCCACGGGATAAGCCGAGGTCGTCAGCCATTCGCGACTGATTGCCTCCATGGGCGAAATATGCAGCGAGTGTTCGTTGCATTTCCTCGTCTGAGACGGGGTGCGCTGGCATGCTTATGCTCGCCCCATCAGGCCGCAGATCGTGGCCCCAGACACCGAGAAGCCAATGCGCGCCCATGACGGCATGAACCCAAGCGGGACAATCGCAGTCATGACGTTGATGCCGATCACATAGCCATCGGCATCGTAAAGCGCGCCGCCAGACATGCCGGGAAGAATGGTCAGGTCGGTCGGGAAGACGCCCTTCAGCGGGCCGACGTTGGTTGCCACGCCGTTGACGAAGCCGCGAAAGACGAGGTTTTCGAACGCCACAGGATTACCGAAGGCCGTGACAGCTTCCCCGACCTCGGGGGCGCGGCAGGAGAGCTTTGCCGATCTGGTGTGCCCCTCGTCCTTGAAGCGAAGCAGGGCAACGTCAGCGCCCTTGTTCACCCAGAGCGTCGTGGCCTTGGCCGTGGTGCCGTCCTCGAATTTGATGTCGAGTTCAGCATTATCCTCGGCCACATGGGCGGCGGTGAGGATGTAGCCGCTGCCAATATTGACACCAGATCCATGGCCGGTCTTCAGCACGATCTTGACGTTCGGGCCGGGCAGATTGGGGCCGATGTGATACACCGCCATGACGGCGGCCAATGCGCATGCAATCACGAGGGTGGAGAATGCCACCCAGAAGCGCGAGGATTCGCCCATGATGGGCTCCTATTTGGGAGGGATCGAGGTAAGCCAGGGGATGAGGGAAGCGGCCTTGACGGCCAGAAATCCGCCAATGGCGGCGGCACTGATGATGAACCAGCGGACGCCCTTCGCCTGAAGGAGCAGCCCGTGCATCTCAGTCACTTTCGAATCCATGGACGCAACCTGCTTGGTTAGCGCGCCCACTTCGGCTTCGAGGCGGATTACCCTGTCGCGGGTGTCTGTTTCAGTGCTCATTGCGCTGGCCTCAGGTTGGTCAGGAAGGCAAGGAGCCGGCGGCCACAGCGCGTCTTGTTTGCGTCGGAGGCCCAAAGATCGGTGATGAGGCGGTGCGTCTGCTGCTGGGTGAGCGGTTCGCCCTTCTTACCGGGGACGCGCACCTTCTGCTCGAAGCAGACCTGAATGTCGGCGGGCACCTCGGGGATCGCCGGCCTAGTTTTGACCATTGATAAGGTTCCGCAGGCGGTCAGCGTCAGGAGCGTCAAAGCAAGCCCTGCCACGGTCGGTAAGCGCATCTTCGAGTTCCTGTGCTTGGTGTTTCTGTAGGTCAGCCTCTTCCCGGTCGGTTTTCGCCTGTGCGGCGTCGGCCTTGCGGGCGGCCTCTTCCCTTGCCCGTTCGTCTTCGAGCGTCTTGATCTGGGAGCGGAGAAGGCTGGTTTCGGCAGCGTGTCGGGCGTCAACGCGGCCCTTGGCGTAGAGAGCGAGGCCGCCGAGCGCGAGCACTGCGACGAGCCCGAGCGCGAGATAGAGGCGCGGGATCATCTACAGCCCCGACAGGCAGTATTTTTGTTCGTCACCCCGGCGGCTCACGAGGCCCCGGACCACACGACCGCCAGCCTTGTTGAATGCCGGGATGCGGTTGCAGGCTGCGCGGAGGTCGCCAGCATTGGCATACCGCGCCACAGATGACTTGCAGAACGCCCCAAGACCGATGTTGTAGGAGAGGCTGAGGAACGCGATGTAAGGCTTGATCGGAATGGCGTCTGGCCGCTTCAGGCAGGCACGCATACCCGTCTCAAACTCAACGAGGCCCTTGGCAAACTGCGCATCACATTCGGCCTTGGTGAACTTCATGCCGGGGCGGATGCCACGAGTTTCGCCATAACAGGCCGTCCACACGCCTATGACATCCTGGTAGCTATTGAGGCGCAGGCCTTCATAGCCGCCAATTAGAGCCACGGCGGCGCCCATAGCGATGGCGCTCTTCTTCAATCTACTCGCCATTGGAGAGTCCTTTCTGTGCGACCAGGCGGGCAACGAAGGCCCCGCAGACGACGAGGCCAGACAGACTGGCGAACACGCCTTGAGGGATTGGCAGAAGGCCATCGAGCAGCGGAAGTGCGACCTCGGCACCAGAAAGGACGCCCGCCAGAATAAGCAGGCGCACGCTCCATGCATGCCGCAGGACATCGCGCCAGTTTGCGACTAGCTTCATGGGATTTCCTCAGATGTGTGGAGTTAGCGCTTGGAGGCTGCCGAGAAGAATGCGTCGATCTGCTCGGGCGGGAAGCCGAGAGCCTTGAACCCAGCCTGCATCATCGACTCGTCACGGGCGAATGTGCCGCTGTTATCGTAGGCAAGCTGGATGGCCTTGCCTTGAGATGCTACCCAGCCCTCGACATGATCCAGAAGCCCCTCCGCCAATAGCTGAAGCTTGAATTGGCGGGCTGTTACGCGGTCGGGAACGCGGTAGATCGGGCCTGTTAGCCCATAGACCGATAGCACGTCGGTCAGTTCGTCCTCTGATGCAATGCGTGTGACACCCGCACCCTTGGGAAGTGCTTTGACGTAGGCGACAGCTTCGCTGGACCAGTAGCGGCGCTCGTCTCCGCCGACGATCCAGAACCAGTTTTCGGGGCTGTATTCCTCCCCGCCTGTGATCTCGATCAAATGTACTGCCCCCCTGTTGCAGTCGTTCCGGCAACACTGCCGGGGAAGTGACTGGCGCCACCACCACCGGAATTGATGACTGCATTTGCGTCAGCCTGGTAACGCTTGCCTGTTGCCGCACCAGAGAACGTGCTGCCATTTGCCAAGACAGTCCCGTTTGTCGTGGCGTTTGCGAAGGCCGTTGAAAACGCCGGGGTGCCAGAGAGCGTTGCCGTTCTGGATGTCATCCGAAAAAACCCGCCATACCGGGCGATGACATGATTGGTAGCGCCGCCAGTGATTGTGTAACTCCCTCGGCACTCGACAATGGCGCCCGCTGCATCCGCATTGATATGGTTGGCTGCACAGGCACCAAATTCGGTCCCGGTGAACCATATTGTGCCGCCTGCTGAGTTGCGGATACAGTCGCCCGCCGTCGTTGTGGCAAGCTTCAGCCCGACGATGCTAAGCAAGTTCGCCAAGGGCACGACTGTCGCAATGACGTGGTTGCTCGTGACGCTCAGGATCGCCGATGTCGACCCCGAGATGATGACCGTGCCACCAACCCAATTCTTGGTGATGATCGTCGCCCCGGTATACGTGCCGTCCGCAACCGCAATAGTTACGTCAAAGCCGTTCAAATCCAGGGTTAGGACGACGTTTACCGCCTTTTGCAAAGTCAGGAATGCCGAGCCTGAGGTGTTGGCCGAACCGTCGTTGCTGTTGGAGCCATCTGTTCGGACGTAGTATGTGCGGTTTGCCAAGAGCAGTTCGCGGGTTGCCGAGCGCAGTCCAGCGGGGGTAACTGCGCGGGTCGCGTCAGTGCCAGTCTGGGTTTCCGAGTTCGTTGCCAACTCAACGACGCCGGTTGTCGTAGTATCCGCTGCCTGTTTGATCGAAGAGAATAGGGCAGCGGCGGAAACTGACGTGAGCAGGCTGCGCCCGTATGTGGTTGTTGTCAGGGCCGCAATTGCAGTGAGGTCGCTGTCGAGCGGCTGAAACCCGAACGCGTTGCCTATCCCCTCTGCCGGCACGGACATGATCTGATTGCCGACCACGATAGCCAGCCGTGCCCGAGATAGATCTGTCGGGGCCTCTGTGGCTGGGATTGTGGGCGAGATGCCGGGTAGCTGCATTAGCTATGCCTTCGGGGTTGGACCCCGCATAGCGGGTGTCAGTCGGGTTCGTTGCCCGAGTCCAGGGCCTTATCGACCAGAATCCTGATGGCTTCCGATTTGCTCGGGATGCGCGGCTGTTTGCGGCGCCATTCCTCAATGCGCGCCACCCACGTTTGGGGCGCGACAATCTGAATTCGCTCAGTCGGCGTTCCGTCTTCGAGTTTGGGCGGCATGGCAGGAAGCATATCACGGTCCTTGCGCATTTTGCTATCGTGTGTAAGATAGCATTATCTGCTTAATGCGCAAGATGGTGAAAATGCTGTTACGATGCGCGCTTACACTTTGTCTAGTGGCAACTCCGGTGCTGGCGGCGCGAGAGGACCCGGAGTGGAACCCGCCGGCACGTTTCGACTTCCCGTATCCCGGCAAGATGATTATCCGCTATCTGCCCCAGCCCAAGGTCGTGGAAGAGTGCCGCAGAATTTCTAAGGGCTCCATTGACAGCCTTACGACCCGTGGCTGCGCTAAGCGCCTATCGCCCAAGGTCTGCGTCGTGGTGATTGTCGAGGAGACCTATAAACGCGCCACGCCGAGTGCCGTCCTTCGGCACGAACGCGGCCATTGTAATGGCTGGCCGGGTACTCACCCGGATTGAACTCTAGGGCGCCTTGACCAGAGAGATTGCTGCCAAGACCATGCCTTCGGAGTCGGCAATCACTTGAGATGCTGAAACCGTTCGGTTGACTTGTACGCCCAACCCAGAAATGAACGCCCCACTGTAGCGCCCGACGCCGCCATTCTGGTCGTTTTGCTCTGTCACGCCGACCCAGGTGACATTGTTATTGTCTTGGCTGGACGACATGCCGGCAATGACGGTTCCGCCCTCTGACACATCGATGTCGACGCCAAGAAGCAAGGGACTGACGGCGGTGGCAAAGCCCGCATCAAGATACTGGGCGACTGAATAGCTCTGGGTCGTCATGTAGACATCAATCCGCACAGTGACGACCGTTCCAGAAAAGCCCATGACGATATTTGACACCCCGCCTGTGGGCACAAGCGCGTCCATGATCCCGACACCAACATGCTGGGCCACACCATCGGATAGCGCCTCCGAGCCACGGACGGCGGCAGTCTCACCGTTGATGGTCCCCGATGTGAGGTTAGCTACGTTTACGCCACCCGCCCAATGCGGAACGACCACGATGGACCGGTTGGCGTGGGTGGTGCCAAGATCGAATGAAGCCGTAATACTGCTGCTCCCCGTGTTGGCGCTTGTCGTTGTGCCGAGGTAGGTAAATGTCAGAGGCCCACCATCGCCAATCACGCCACAATAAATCATTCAGATCACCCGCGTGTATTTGATGGTGAAGCTCATGTCCGTGCATGACGAATTGGAGGAGATCGTTACAACGATGTCGTCACCAGCAGAGAACGTATTGGACGAGGCGTGCGTCTGGGTCTGTTCGGCGGAGGAGACGCTGTTTGCGGTGCCACCCAGCGCGGTCGTGTTGATCTTGAACGTCGCCGTGCAGGTGCCAGATGCAGATTTGGTCACGGTCTCGTTGATGGTGCCACCGAAGGGGCACTTGAGCACCAGGGTATAGCTTTTGTTCGATGGGCTCTCAATCATGCCGGAAATTGCAGATGCAGTGGTCACCGCCGCGAGGTTAGAAGGGGACAGGGCGCGAGCCGTGTCAGACCTGGCAATAGCCTCTGCATCGGTTGCCTGCTCGATGATGCCCCTCGCGGTCAGGGAAGCATCGAGGCCGTTGATTGTCGGCGAAGTCAGCGTCTTGTTGGTGAGCGTCTGGGTATGCGCCTGGAATACGAACGTATCATTGCCGGTCAACAGCGGGAGCGTGATCGTCCTGTCTGCCACAAGCTCGCTGACGCCGAACGAGTATTTATGATCTGCACTGGTGTCCCAGATTTTTGGGAGGGTCATCACGGCGGGGATGAAATAGCTGGCCGAGATCCCGTCCGCCACCTGCTTCATCAACTCGCGAAACAGGTTATCCACCTGTGACGGCGTTGTGACGGCACCGTCAATCGGGATTGAATTCAGGTCAGTGTTGTTCGCCGCAGTGGTGTCCCACTGCGTGACAGCTGTCTTGGCCATGTGATTGCCTCGCTAGATCAATAGAGCCCGCCAACGCCCTTGCTGATCGCATCAGCGGCGCGCGGTGAGATGTCCCGCATAGCGCGGTCGGAACGATTGGATTGGCGCCCGCCAAGAGCCCCGGCAACGCCTGTAGGCGCATTTGGGAACGGCCCGCCCGACTGCGGGTTGGCAAAGCGCATCTGTTGCGTGAAGCCGAACTGATCAGTTACCGGCATGCCGAACGTGCCAATGCCAAGCCGGTCGAGCGGGTTCTTGCCCTTGGCCAGATCGCCGGCCACGACAGCCCCGAGCGCCGCACCGATGGGGCCGCCGAGGAAGCCGCCAAGCCCACCGCCGACAACCGTGCCAAGCCCACCGCGTACCTTGCTGCCGAGGTTGCTCGGGGCTTGCGGCGTGGTTGGAATGCTGTTGCTGCCGAGAGGGCCGGCAATGCCGGGGCCAGACGAGGCCATTTGCTGCCCGTTCGGCCCCGTAGTCGTCGTGACGCCGTATTTGTTCGTGACGCTGGTATTGCCCCACTGATCGCGGCTGACCGTGTTGCCGCCCGTTGCAACACCGGAGTTGGCCCGGCCTGCATAGACATCAGCAGCGGTGTACTGCGGCACCGAGGGAGGGGGTGCGCTCACCGCCTGATTGATGCGCTGGTTGATGGGCGACGGGAGCCGAGGCATTGTCGGTGTGGTGATCGGCGCGGGAGCGGGAGTGGCCGGGACAAAGCCAGGGACAACCGTATTCGGCGGCATCAGCCCGGTTTGCGTCAACGGCCCGACATTGGGCGACATCATCGCATTCATTGCTGGTGTCGGGTTGGGCACCTTGCCCGCGCCGTAGCTGGCGTACTGATCGGCCAGAGACATGTTGGCGTTGGGTGCCTGTGGAGTAGCCGCCGCTGCCGGGGACACCAGCCCATAGCCAAAGCGCTCGGGTGCGGGCGTCTTGGTGGTTGGGACATCATAGGCAAAACGGGCCGGGTTTGGCTCTTGGATCGTCTTCGAGGGGAGCCGGTCGACCTTGGCCGTTGCGGTCTGTGTGCGCGGTCCAAAGCGCTCTGGGTTGGGCTGCGTGTCGTAGGCGAAGCGGGCAGGATCGGGGGCACGCGGTGTAGCTGGCGCAAGTTTCCCGCGCTCAACCTTGCCCGCCGGGGCAGCCATCATGGTATCGGGCGGAGACGGGCGCGGGGATGGTGTAGGTGCGTTCGTGTAGGGCGTCGGGCCGATCCCGGTCTTACGGGCAAAGTCGAGGTTCTTGGCCCACGATTGGGCCGTATTGCCCCATTGAGCACCACCACCGAACTTCTCAAGCGGCATGGTGTCGATGTGCATGCGCCCCGGCCCCATGTAGCCGGTCTGCCCGTAGCCGATGTTGGCGTTGTGCTGTGCCGCCATGGACATGGCGATGTCCTGAAGGGCTACAGGATCGGTTATTTTCTGCCCATTAGGAGCCGTGAAGTGGAAATCTCCGGCGAAGCCGAGCGGGTGCCTGTTCTTAGCCCCAATCGCACCTAAGCCACGTGGCTCCATGCCCGAGTAGAGCGTCGTCGTGGTCCCCGGAATAACACCGCTTGCAGCCGCAGAGACCTTTTCCCCGATACCGCTGGTCGGGATCTGGTTTCGCTTGGCCCCGGCGAGGTCGTAGCTAAGGAGCCCCGGAATATCGACCGAGGGCCGGGACGGCATAGCGAAAGATGGGAATGCAGCAGTGCGCAGCGCCGAGGCCATATTGCCTACGCCAGCCGCAACCTGCCGCACAGGAGCAGTAACCGCACTCGCTACGTCGCCAATGGCGTTTGCCGTCTGCCTGATGGCATTGCCGAGTTTCGACGCAGCCTGCGGCGACTGGTGGAACTTGTGCCCGCCGATATCGACCGTCTTTGCGAGCTTGCTGGCCCATCCAGGCTTGTTTGCGCCCGAATAGAAGTGATCGGCGCCGCCCGTAGGGTCTTCTATCTTGCCGGCCAACACGTCCCGAGCAATGCGCTCGGCTTCGGCCCGCATCTTGGCATTCTGCTGAGCCTTCTTCGCGGCACTACCGGGCTTGGAATAGCCGTCAAACTGGTTTGGTGCGCGAACGACTTCGCCAACAGTCTGCCCGCGCACGGTTGCACGGTTATTGATGACGCTGGCAACGGCAACCATGCCTTTACGGCCTTCGCCAGCCGCTTCGGCAATGATCGTGTCAACGAAATCGTTGAAATCGCGCTGGTTTGCCAAGGCGCCTCACCGTGTGATAGATTCTGAGGGAATGAGCGAACGCAGCGATCCGCCCCTAATCGAGCACAACCCACACGAAAAGCGCCAGACCATGGCCATATGGTGGGTCGCATGGCCTATGGTGGCGCTGCTCTGGGCTTGGTACCTGTATTTCTATGAGTTCGACTGGCCGTCCGTAGCCATTGGCGGCGTCACGATGGGCGTCCTCGTCATATGGGGGACGGAGATTACTGGGAACGAGGTTCCGGAGTCATGGCGCAAGTCGGCCCGTCGCCGCTGACCCGCCATATGTCAACACCGCGTTGATAAGAGCCCGTTTTTCTGCTGTCAGTGAGCCACTCTTTAGCAACTGGTTGGCAAGATAGCGCTGCCCCTGTTTGGACATCATCATTTTGCCCACCACGCGTGGAGCGACAAAGCCAGCCAAAGCACCTGCAAGTGCCCCCTGAAGGCCGCCACCGTCCTGTGCCCCATACGCGCCTCCAGCACCGGCACCGACAATCGACGGAGCCATAGCCCCGAGATTGCGGACAGCCAACCGGCTAGCCGTTCCAGAGTTCGGCAAGGGCGTCATGACCGCCTGCCCTGCTTTCGCAAGTTTGGTGAAATCGCTCTTGCCAGTGGCGAAGCCGGACTGGTTGCCAGAAGATGCAGCCATACGAAGACGGGCCGGAGAAATGATGCCAAGTGCCGCGTCTTCACCGCCACCATTCGCGGCCTTTTCCAGCACCTTGTAATTGCCATAGCGCTGACGCAACCCAGACCATGCGCCTTTGTCGGCAGGCTGGATAGAACGCTCCATGCCGTTGTCGAGTGCATCACGAAGGCCCCGGATCGCGTCCGAGAACTCGCCGTCGCTATTGCGATAGTTCTTGGCCATACGGGTGAGCCGCGAGCGGATCGTCTGGTAGTCCTTGCCCGACATAGCGTTCTTGCCGGCCTTGAAGCGCCCGATGATATCATCGCCCAGATTCTGGAATATAGCCTTCTGGTCTGCGGGTAGGACACGCGCGTATTCTTGCGCGGCCCCGGTCATGTCATCGACAATTCCCTGGTCAAGGCGAAGGGTATTGCGCGCTGATAGGTCTTCGAACTCCTTCCCAAGCCTCCCCTTGAGCGCTGCCAGGGTGTCGGGATCGGCGAGACCGTTGCCGCCCGCCTTACGCATGGCCGCATCCGTAAAGGCCCGCCCTTGGTCCTCCATGATGTTGGCTGCCGCATCGCCGCCGATCTCACTCTCAGCGTAACGCAGCGCTTTGCTACCGGTCTTTTGACCGGCTGTCAGCGGCACACCTTCGCTTCCGAGGAATTTTGCGGCTGCGGTGCGATCAGCAGAGGTCGCGAATGGTGAAACTGCCTTTTGCGCAGCCTTCGACAGACCGGCAACGATGTAAGGGGCTGCAAGGCCAGTGGCACCACCTATGACGGCGCCCCAACCGGCCCCCTTAGCCCTGCTTTCCAGATCCGTACCGCCGCCCGCGCCCTGCAAGCCAAGATAGGCCGCCCCATCAAGGCCGCTGCCAAGCGCTACACGCCCCAAGCTCCCACCGCTGCGGGCTGCATTTGCTGCGAAGCCCCCGCCGCCCGTTGCAAGAGCCTGAGCAACGCCGCCACCAACTTGGCCAGCGAGATAAGAGCCTGGGTTTTGCGCCTGTGCCGCATCCTGATTGCCGCGCATCTGGGCAAGGATCTGCGAACGGCTCAGACCACTGCGACCGGGCAGGGATTCGAGGCCAGCTGCAACCGTCGAGGCCAGTTCGTCACCAAAGCCAAAGGTGGTGGCGTCAGCAGCGCCCATGGCAGCTGAGCCGGCCTTGCCATACTGCGGCTCAACCATACCCGTTTCGGGGTTGTAGCCTTCGACGCCCGGTGGAACGTATTCGGGAGCATTGTGGCCGGATGCACTGAAACCGCGCACGTCGTCTACGGTCACGCCCTCGCTGGCGATGTAACCGTCGATGTCCTGTTCCGGCGCGCCCTGAGCGGCCATTTTACGGACGTTGTTTTTGATGCGTGCAAGATCAGCCATCAATCGAGCCCGTACTTGCCTTTGTAGTCAACACCGCCCTGTGGTTGGCCACCCTGTGGCTGATTACCGCCCCGGCTCTGCTGGAAGATACGAGCGCCCTCATCGGGTCCATGAACGACCTGCAACAACGTCATCTCGTAGTCGTCCAGATCGCGCTGGAAGTTCGGGCTGCGCGGATCGAGCGCGCCGGATTTATCGGCTAGCATCTCGGCTTCCTTTTCCGTGACGCTTCCGAGCGCGCCGCCCGTTGGGGACGCCTGACGCATAGCCGTGAGATTTTCCACCTTGGCCTGAGATTTCAACACCTCAACTTGGCGCGCCACTTCAGCGCTGTCGGTCCAAGGCATTTGCGCCATTGTGCCCTGTCCAACGTGGCCAAGATTGCGCTCTTTGGCCGCCTCACGGGCTCGTTGAGCTGCTGACGTGACTACGCGGGTGGCTACAGAGGCCTGTCCGGCGCTGCGAGCGTCCTTTTCCGACGTATCTTCAGGCCCGCCAGGAATGGCGCGCATGGTTGCACCGTCCGGTCCCTCAACCAGTTCGAAGCCTTGCGGAATCGTGCCGTACTTGCCGCCGCCTACCGTGATATTGTTCTGGTTGGCGCCAGCCTTCTTTTGGTCGAGCTGGTAATCCATAAAAGAGCCGTTGTAGCCCTGCTGCTGGGCGAACTGATATTCTTGCAATGTAGCGGTCGGCTTCTGGACCTGCCTCTCCTGTAGGTAGAGGTCATAGATCTCCTTGGGCTGGAAGCCGTTGTCGAGCATATCGGCGTATCGCTGGTCTTGCTTGCGCAGCCAGGCGGCGGTCTTGTTGGTCTGTGCCGTGAGATTCTGCTGAGCCATAGCCGGGCCGGCTGCCGAGAGCGCATTGCCGAAATTGGCCGAATTGCCCTGATTGCCGAGCAGCGCACCTGCCATGGGCAGCGCCACGGACGAGTCGAGAAGCTGGCCGAGGAAACCGGGCTGTTGCTGCATGGCACCGGGAACCTGCGCCTGTTGGCCGCTGTTTTGCCTGCCGAAAAGGGCGTCGAGAATGCTCATGCTCGCCTCACGAAAACGTCGGTTTTGGGCTGCTTGATATCGACACGCTTCGAGGAGCTAGCTGCTGGCGTAGCAGTGCTACCGGTCGGGGGAACGTAGCCCTTCGAGTAGTCCGGCATCTGCATCGGCTTATAGAACTGCTGGAGATATGACATCATGTCTGCCGGCTGCTGGCCGAAGCCTGATCCAAGCTGCTGTGCAAGCGCCTCGAGCTGACCCGGCATTGCAGGCTGGATCGTCTGCATGGGCTGCTGCGGCGTTGGAGTGGCCGCTGGCGATGCGCTGGCAGGTGATTTGTTGCTGCCGCCCATCAGAGTTTGCCCCCGCCGCCAGAAAGCAGGCTTGCCCCGCCTAGACCGGCGCCCGCGATGTTGGAAAACGTGTTGCTCGGCCCCTGTGCGGTCGAAGTGCTCGTGCCCAGATTGCCGGCCCCCGAGGCGATACCCTGAAGAGCCTGAATATTGGCCAAGGGCAGATTCTGCTGCTCCTGCGTGATGCGAAGCTGATCGTTGAGATTGCGGCCATACAGGTCTTCGTTCATCGCACCCACTTGAAGCAGCGGGTTATAAGCGTCCTGCATGCCCTTGTAGGCGTTGCCCATGTTCGATTGGCCCTGCTGGCCGGCGTTGAACAACTGCTGCTGTGCCTGATCCTGTCGGCCCTGCCAGTTGCGATATTCGTCACCGACCATGCGTGAGGTCAGATCGCCAACCTGCTTTGCCATGACCCCCTCATGGGTTCCCGAACCATAGCGGCCAGCACCCGAGGCGTTGAGCTTGGCAGCATTGGATGCTGCATCCTGTGCCTGTTGCAACACCTGTTGGAACGCCGGGTTGCCATTCGGGTCAAACTGCCCTGTCGCGGTCGAGCGGATGCCAGAGAGCGCGTCCTGCTGCTCCTGGTTATAGCCGCCCGAGTCGATGATGCCCTGATATTGGCCTGAGAGCCCCTGCCCGCCCGTGTTGGCCTGCCCGAGCGATTGCAAGCCGCCCATAGCCTGCGTCGTTTGCTGGGCGTAGGGCACGACCGTTGACTGCGTGTTGGGCTTAACGAGGCCGCCGTTCTTGTACAGATTATGTGCATCGCCCATGGTCTGGTTGAGCAGGGGTTTTGCAGCCGAATACGGTTCGTTGCTCGTGGTCTGGGTTGATTTGTTGCTGCCGCCCATCAGATTGCCACCTCGTAGACAGCCCGAAGCCTCTTGGCGTCAGGGAAAATGACCTTCCAGCCATCGCGACCGTCCGCGATCAGCCCATTGCACCCGCACAATTTTGCTACCTGGCTGACGTGATTTCGGAGGGTGTCAGCCCATTCCCGCACGCCCTTGCCGTAGAGGCCGAGGCAGCGAAAACGCTGGCCTTTGCCCCATGCTTCCGGCTTCCACGCCGTTGCGGCTATGATGTCGTTCGCTTCGTTCTGGACGACGAACAGGAAGCAATGACCGGCCCGGCAGCCAATCCAGAGGTCGCTAACCGTCAGATCGCCACCAGAGCGCGTTGATGCCCGCTGAAAGCCCGCCACGACATGCGGCCACACCGTATCAACCATGTGGACCGGAACGAGGCTGGCGTTCACCCGAAGCCCGCTTCCGTGAAGAACGGGCTCACCCCATGGAGGTAATCCCACTCACTGCCTGCCGCGATGTTCACGCGGAAGCGATGGAACTTGGCTTCCGAGAGGAACCCGCACATGCCCGTGCGGCTGTCCCGCGTTTCCGGGTCCGACCAAGTCAAGGTATCTTCAGACAAATCGGCGCTGCCCACCTGTATGGTGTAGTTCGTCGCGTCACTCTTGAGCTTCGCACCCTCAACGAACGATCCCGTCTCTGGGGTTAGTTCTATCGTCGGGGTTTCAACCGTCGCAGCGGCAGGAGGGCCGGCAAACAGCGATAGCTTGTTGGACGCGGTGAACGCCCCGAAGGTAATGCGCCCGCCCTTGAACAGGCGGCTATCGAGCGGGATGTCGATATCATCGAGCGTGCCATAGCTATCGAGATCATCCAGCACGGCACCAATCGACACTGCCGACACAAGCAACTGAGCGGGCGTATCCGACATGCACAGTCGATCAAGTTGCCAGTCCCAGCCGATCATCTTGTATGCGGCGTTTTGGTCCTGATACCTGAACCAGACGATCTTCTGCGATGGATCGGCAATCCCTTGCACCTCACCCAGCTTGTCGAGATCCACGTCGGCAAAGAACGTGCGGTCCATGCGCTCGGCGCCAATTGGCCGATGCTCATCCCCGACAAAGAACCCTGTTTCGTTGAGATAGGCGTAACTCTCGCCACCGAAAGGAACGACCGCCAGCGGAGCAATGGCCCCGCGAGATGCATCGATATCCTGCATCTGGAACGAATAGGTATTGCCTGGCGTGAACAGCAGGCGCCTTTTGCAGCGGCGCTGGATGATGCGCGCGCCGCCGATGTTCGACATGATCGCAACAATCTCGTCACCGTCTGCGATCTGCTGCCGGTCGCTATCGCCGGGGTTGCCCGTCACCGTCCAGTTGGTCGGGTCATCAATCTTGCAGTGCTGCCAGTCCTGCGGGAACACATCAGCCCCAACCTTGAGAAAGGCCAGGAACAGGAAGTCGCCCACGCACTCGATGAACTTGGCGCGAGGCGGCGAACCAGTCGCATCAGCAAGAACCGTTCCCGTATCGACATCAAAGACTTGCAGCGGGTCGTTCAGGTTGGTGAAGTAGACCTTCGTGCCATAGCGCTCGGCCTGCCACAGATCGCCCGTATCCGGGCCTGTGTAGCCGCCAACCTTGGAAATATCGGTCCATGTTCCATCAGATTGAAGGCGCTTGATGGCGGTTTTCGTCGCCGCGATCAAGCCAAACGAGCCCGTCGTGCTGCGGTACCACCATGCGCCGTAGCATTGCCCTCCTAGTGAGTCGCCCAATTCGGACGGACTAGGCATTGGGCCCCATCCGTTCGATATCGGCAGCACGTTCACTGCCACTTGGGTCGAGGTAGCCGAGAACGGTCCTTTATCCGGCTCCAGCGGGGGAAATTGCAGCATCAGAACGAGCCGTCGTAGAACGCGCGCCGGCCAATTGAGGCCAGTGCTGGGTCAACCGTCGCCACTGCACGCTTGCTCTGCGCGATGGAGCTTTTGATAGACGGAAGAACGCGCTCCAGGATTGCGCTGAAGGTAGACGCGAAGGGCGAATTACGTGTGAACACGCCGCCCCACATCAACACAGCCGCGAGATACACGTCGGGATGATTGGTCAGCAGCCAGTTTGTCGTGGCGCTGTCCGAAAGGCTGAACTTCTGGCGGAACCGGAAGCGAAACGAATATGCCTGATCGAGCGGGCAATCGAAGTCGATGTTGGTGCCGTCGATGGCCCACAGGCTTGGGCGGCTCGATGACGCCAGATACGGGAATGTCCCGTCCGTCTTCTGGGTTAGTTCAAGCTCATCGCCTGAACTCGGATCGACGAGAAACAGCGCAATGGCGCGCTCCATGCTCTGCGCTGCGATATCGATACGGCGATTATCCAGAACGCCTGTAAGCGTTGCGTCTACCTCGACTGCCGGGATTTCGCGGTTCAGGTGCGCTTCGGCCAAGGTGATGAAATCGGCGGCGCGGCCAGACATGGAGGCGCGAGCCATCCACGTAGCCACCTCGCTCTGCAATTCGGCATAGTTGGTGAACGGCATCAGGTCACCCGCGAAGGCTTGACCGCTTGCAGGGCGTATTCGTACTGCCGGTCCTTCCGAATGACGGAATGAACCAGGTCGAAGTCGGCCCTGTAGCAGAAGCGATAATCGGTCATCGGCGTGTTGCCGACGTTTGCCGCATAGTTGGGCTGCGACAGGAAAATCATGATCTCAGGGCCAAGCACCCGAGTATGGCCAGGGTCGCCCCATGCCCATGGTGAGAACCAGTGCGGCGAGATACCAAAGAAGTGCCCGCCCGGCTTCAGAACGCGCCAGATGTCGGACCACTGGTCAAAGAAGAACCGCCAATCGCCCTGCTGGCCAATGTGTTCCATCACGTCGTAGGCGTGGATCTCGTCGGCAAAATCATCAGGGAATGGCAGCGGCAGGACCGACAGGTCATGCACCACGTCGGGCTTGTGGTCGTCGTTGAAGTCGACCGTAATCAGCCCGTCCCATGCCTCCCGCCCGTCATTGCCTAACTTCTTGAGGTGATTGGAGCCGGCGCCAAGCAGGATTTCAGGCAAGTATCTTTTCCTTGATCCATTGGGCCGGGTCGCCCGTATACGAGCGAAGGCCGTCGTGATGACGAAGCTTGATTGAGGGGTCGAGCCAAACCGTGCCGCCTGTATCGCGCCAGAGACGGCAGAACCCGTAGTCCTCGCCGTAGAAGCGACCATCGTGGAAACCGGTCGGGAAATAGTCGGCCACCGCCTCGCCTTCCCTGCCGTAATAGAGGTTGGCTGGGATCGCCGCGAAAGCCTTGCGGGTGATCTTGACGAACCCACCAGGCAGGCCGTCGACCTTGTACAGATCACCAACGGGCTCTGGCGTGCCATGGATATGGAAAAGCTCCATGTCGTCGCGCTTGGCCCGGTATGTGGCCCCGATAACGTCTTCAGGACGCTTGGCCAGTTTGGCCAGTTCGCCACCAGTCCAGCTAATGTCGGAATCGACCATCACCAGACAGTCAGCCTTGGAGGCCAGAAAGCGCTTGGCTATGAGGTTTCGAGCGGCCCCAATCAGTGAGCAGCCGATTTCCCACAGCACAAGAAAATGGACCCCCTGCCCGTAACCCAGCAATTGCTCGGCCAAGAGGGAGTCCATAGTATTGGCGCACGGCTTCCCGTCGATTGTCGGGATGCCAATGCAAACCAGCATCAGGCGATAATGCCCAATTCGGCGAGAGCCGCGTGGAGCTCATCCACGGCAGCCGCGATGTTGGCCGGCGTGGTCGTGCCGGCAGTCAGTGCAGCCGAGAGCGTGCAGGTCTGCTTCGCAATCGGCGTGGTGAGGCCGTAGAACCCGATCTTGTCGGTCGAGGACTGGCCGACAAGCAGGCCACTGGTGCCGCCATCGGAAAGCTGTTTGATTGCCATGATCGTATCCCTTCAAAGGGTTGGATTGGGGAAGGAAAAGAGGGGCCGGAGCCCCTCAGGATCAGGTCGAGCCGCTGATGCGGTGAGCCAGGCGGTTGTCGATGGTCTTGACGCCGTAGAGAACGTCCAGGCGCCATGCGCTTTCGTCATTGATACCGTCATAGACGGGGATCACGCGAACGTTGGTGCCCTTGTAGCTCTGGCGAGCCACGTCAACAGCGCCCGGGGGCGAGATGAGCGGGACAGTGACCAGCGCGAAGGCGTTCTTGTGGAACATCAGGTTCTGGCGGTAGCCAGTGCCACCAGTGCCGATCTTGGCAATGGTCGTGGTGCCATCGACCGGGACAGCGCTGACGTTCTGGAATGCACCAGTCGGGATGATCGGAGGCGAAATCTTGATCGCCGTATCACCCGCTGCGGTCACCGTGTCTTCAAGGACCACGAACTGCTTGCGGAAAGCAAGAGTGGCCTTGGTGACAGGGTTGACCGCGTAGACGTTGCTGAGTTCCAGCACGTCGCCGGCCTTCAGCGTCGAAGCATCCCAGCCATCCGTGGACAGGTACATGTAGCCCGTGTCCTTAGTCGCTTCGTAGGTCGTCGACAGGACGCCCAGACCGGCAGCCGCATCAGCCACAGCCGAAGCAGTCGCAGCCGCGCCGACAGTATGCGTCGGAACGTTCTGCGACATGTAGGTGTCGACGCCACCGATCTCGCCAAGCGAGCCCTTGCGATAGGCGCCCTTGGCCACATCCTGCATGTAGAGAGCAGTCTGCGAGCCGAGGAGGCCCCAATGGTCAGCCGGCGACAGAACGGCACAGCGGCCATCTGTCGGGTTGGCGTACTCATCCATCCGCTCCGGGCCTTTTGCGAAATCGGCATAGGAGTTGATCGGAGGAGTTGGCGTTCCGACCCAAGACGGGATGGTCTTGTACAGCGCCATCAGGTCGGTATCGATCTGGTTGGCAAGCTGGATCATCGCCGGCTTGATGACGCGCTCGGAGAGCTCGCCGATCTTCAGGGTCAGATCCTGCGACGTGAACTTGAAGTCAACGCCCTTGCGCTTGTCCACGGTAATCGTGGTCTTGCCTTCGACGACTTCCTGCGTCTGCATGACAGCGCCGTCACGGACGGTGAAGTCGGTCGGCTTGCGGATCGAGATGGTTTCACCCACCTTGAAGCCGTTCACCTTCTTGTCGAACTCGTTTTCGTAGCCGCGAAAGACCTTCTTGGCCATGACGAGTTCGTTGTCGAGGATCATCACCGCTTCCTTGGCGATGATGTCCGCAGTAAGCACGGTCTGTGCCATGATAGTGCTCCATCGGGCGGCTCGTGGCCGCGCTGGGACTGGACGTCATCCGACGTTCAATCAGGGTGAGGCTTAGCCTCCGCGCCCTGCCTGGCGGGCAGCGGCGTACTCCTCCATCGACATCTCCGAGAGGGATTTGCGGGAAGGCGGGTTGGCCTTGGCCGCGACAACCCTCAAAGGTGCCGGCTGCTGGGTGGGAGTTGGTTTGGAGGCTGGTTTGTTAAGGGCTTGTGCCCCGATACGAGCGAGATAGATCATCTCGTAGACGAGCGGGCTCATGAGTTTCGTGATGTCCTTGGGCGTTGCGCCCTTGGACAGTGCGAAGTCGATCACCTGCTTGTCGGTTTCGGGGGTCCAACCCTTGATAGTGCTCTGCGCGAACTGCTGCGTTTCGTTCATGCGCTTGGCAACGGATTGCTGCGCCTCAGAACTCCGCGACTCGTCGTGCTTTGAAAGGGTGGCCGTCAGTTGGTTCTTCTGGCTCTTGAGGTGCTGAACGTAGTTCCAGGTTTCGTCGGCAGAGAGAATGTCCTGCTGGCGGAGGGCCTGATATTCATTCCAACCAAAGTCCTTGAATCGCTCCAGTTCCTTCGTGACGGTTCGAAGGTCGGCGCGGGCGTCAAGATATTCCTCGCTCGCCTGGAATTGCTGGTCGAGACGCGATGCGCGCTCCTCCAGTTCCTTCTTGAACGCGGAAGTTTCCTGCGTCTTGCGGGTGTAATCGGCATGCATAAGCACACCGTCCTTGAGCCCCTTGGGACCGCGCACCTTTTGACCGTTCCAGTCAAATTCCTCGCTGTCGTCATCTTCGGGGACTGCCTCGGTTTCAGGCTCTTCGCCATCTTCGAGACTAACGGGCTCTTCAGCCTCTATTTCCGGTTCGATTGCTGGGGTTTCCAGTTCTACTTCGGCAATAGATTCCTGTTCGCCGTCCATATGGCGCACTCCTCATCGGTTGGTGCTGTTTGGTGCGCCGTTACGTGGCGCGGACGATTCAGCCTTGCGGGCTGGAATGCACGACAGGCCGGGATGCCTGTGCTTGAGCGGTTATCTGGGCTTTGTAGGCAGCAACCTTGGCGTCACTGTCAGCCTTGAACAGAGCGACCTTCTCGTCACTCTGGATTTCGAGCATCTTCATGCGCTCGTTCGACTGGATCTTGGCTTCGTCCGTGGCCGCGCTCATCTTGAGCTGCTGGTTTTCCTCGGTCAGCTTGGCAATCTGCTGCTGGCCTTCCTCGATCTTCTTCTGAAGCTCGGGCGGGATCTGCCCGGAGGTCATCGCCTCCATCTTTTCGGCAATCTCATCAGCGCCAGGCCAATCAAGGTTCTTGGCAAGCTCAGGACCAATGATTGTCGCGGCCTGTGGGAATGCCCGGATCATCTCGGTCATCTGCATGGCCGCTTCTTCGCGACGGGTGGTGAAGCTTGGGCCGGTCGAGACGGTCAGGTCGTATTTGCCCGATGTCAGGTCATGCAGGGCCATGAGCGGGTTGCCCTGCTCGTCCGTGAGCGGGTTGCCCTTCTTGTCGGTATCCGGGGCTTCCTTGTTGATCGTCTTGGGCGCCTGCGAGCCGTCTTCGCCGATGATGCGGACAATGCGCGGCCCGGTGTAGACCTTGGGGATCAGGTCAATCAGGATGCGACCTGTGTGGCGAATGGCGCGGCTCATGTTGTCGATAAAGTGGAACGTCGAAACGTCCCCCTCACGCTGCCGGGCCATGATCGCCCTGCCGGAGGTTTCATTCGAACGGGCACCGAGCGAAGCATCGTAAATGCCGATGATTGCCTTCATGTCGTCCGAGGCGTTCAGGGCCTCTTGGAGCGAGCCGGCTGCTGCGCCCGTATCGAGCGGCTGGCGCTGGGGCGGTGTCTGACCATCATACTCAAGGAATGGATGGCTCTTGGTGTTTGCCGTATTCCAGCGGTCGATATCACCATCGAAAGCACCCTTCGGCCCGATAAATGGCACCTTGGGAGCAAGTGCGACCAGTTCAGTTGCAGCCGTGCGCCAGTAGTTGAACGCCCTCTGGCTGTCGATTGCGTTGTGGATCATCGAACGGAAGTAGCGCTTCCCCTCGATGTCGAACTCATCACCATAGACCGGGATAATTGGGATATAGCGGCCCACCCAATTATTGGTTTCGAGAATATCCGCACCAGACATGATGCGTTGCGTGACCTTATGCGTCTTGGTCGTGCGCTCGCCGTGGATCTGGAGAACACCCGCCTCCAGCAGGGTTTGCAGGTCTGGATCGGATTCCAGCTCGTCCTTGCCGAACACCATGCCGTCTTGGGTTATGACGATAACGCGGTCTTTCTCTTCGCGCTGCCACCACTCGGCAGTGAGGACACCGTCATCATTAAGCCAGTCGGTGCCCTTGAGGCCGGTCCAAGCTGTGCTATCCCAATCTACGGTTGCCTTACCCTTGTACTGGGCCTCGAACTGCGACTTGCTCAGGCGGTCGACAACGAATGCCGTGTCCCAATCCGAGCTATCAGCAGCAGTTGAGTTAGGATCGCCATAGACCGAGAACGGGTTGCTGACCCGCTTGATCTGGATATCCATATCGAACGAGTCGTCGAAGGCGTAATCAAGCCCAATGCGCAGATAGCCAAAGCCACCAGTGACCGCGCATTCCGTGGCGGTGTCGTAGGCAATGTCGGCGTTCGACGTGTATTCGATATTGCGAATGAGGCCGTTGATGACCTCGGCTGTCTCTGGGTCAGCGCCGCTATCTGCCGGGTGAACCTTGATCGACGGCTTGTTCTGCCGGGCATCGTTGACCACCTGACGAATGAACGCCGGCAGCTTGTTGATGGTCAGGCATGGGCGCCCTTCAATCTGGCGCTGCTTGATGATGTCTGCCGGCCACTGCTCACCAGCACGCGCAAAGCGGATGTCCTCTAGCGCTGTCTGGCGGTTGTCATTCTCGACATCTGAAGCGCGCTGGAAAGCTTCTCGGCCTTCACGCAGCAGATCGTCTGTTTCTTCACTCATCGGCCCATCCAGTGAGTTCGACCCGCAGATAGCCGTCCGAAAACCCGATAGAGGTCCCGTAGCGCTTGTTGGGGTGGGCGCGATCCCACTCATGAGCCAACCGCATGCAGGCACTCACGACGTTCCAATAGCGCTCGTTCAGGTCTTCCATTGAGAGTGGCTGTTTCGTCGCGTCCCCAACATGGATTTGAACGCTCATGGTATCTCGCATCAGCCCATCCATCCGCCCGCGCCGTGGTGAACGGGCTTCGGCTTTGCTCTGACTCGGGGTTCTTCGTAGGCTACACACATCAGGCCGAAGGCGTCGGCGCCGTTCGAAGACCAATCATGATCAGGCCCGAGACCAACCTTGCGAACCTGGTCGCGCTTCTCGTGATACCAGCCCAGCGCCTTGCGCAATGAACCTGTCGTTGCTTCGTTGAACCAGATGCTTGGGAACAGCCTGCGCGCAGACTCCACTCGCATCATTGCGGCGCCCTTGCCTTGGTTTGGGACTGGCTCAGGTACGTCGTAGCCAGCAGCCTTGAACGCGCTGGCGTAGGACACATCAAAAACCTTGTCGTGGCTGTCACCGTCATGCGGCAGTATGATCTGCACCCGGCTATCAGGTGTGTAGCCCTGCGCGTGCATCCAATTCAGGTGCGCGGCTATGGGCTGGCCTTGGGCCTCGTAATAGTTCAGGACGCGGATTTCCTTGCCGATGAACTGGTCCGCGACGATGGCAAAGGCGTCCGCTTTGGCTCCTGTTCCGCCAATGTCCATATGAAGGCGAATGGTCATCAGCGGATCTGCCGCTACACGACCAATGCGGCCTTCCCTTTGGGCAGCAGCAAGGTAAGGGGCGTAGTAAGCGCCCTCGACAACACTCACGTAGCCACCTTCCCAGATATGGTCGTATTGCTCGGGGGCATCACGCAGGCAGTCCAGCCGCTCCTGGTTTAGAACACCCGGAAGCCAAGGGTTGTCTGACCAATTGGCCCTGACAACAGCCGCGCCTGTGGGGAGATTGGCGCCCCTCAAAATCTGGTCGATTGGGTCGTCGTCGAACCGAGGGTTCCACGAGGCCCAAATCTCGGATCCTTCCTCGCGGATTGTTGGCCGCAGAAGGTTCAACGAGTGCTGTGTGGCGGTCTGAGCTTCTTCCCACCAGGCCCGCTTGAACTTCTCCAGCGACTTCACCGACTCAGCGGTGTAGTCCTGCATGCCCTTGAATATGATGATGCCGTCTTTGGGCGTCTCGATCACATCGCGGAAAACCTTGAAGCCATCCGCCTCGCCAAGCCTGAAATTGGACAACTTGTCCTCGATCAGAAGCTTTGCTGACTGTGTCAGATCCTTCTGGACTTCACGGATACAAACCGAGCGAAGCCCCTCGCCGGTAAGCCCTGGCTCAGCCAAGCTGTCCTCGACAAGCAGGCCGGCGAAGAAGTGTGATTTGCCCGACCCTCGCCCACCGTGGGCACCCTTATATCGAGCTGGCTCCAGAAGAGGCGTAAATACCTCTGCCGTTTCAATCCGAAGGACGGACAATGTGTCGTTCGATCCGGGTGACAATGGGGTTGTCCGCATCCCCACTCAGCGTTACCGCAGACAGATCCGGCAGCGTCTTGCGCAGGAGGATTTCGATTGCGCGAAGTCTGCCAGCCTCAATCTCGGGGATTTCACCTAAAGCGTATTGCTGCAAGCGATTTACGAGCTGACTTGTCTGGATTGCCGAGCGCGTTTGATCCTGCTGGCGCAGGTTGAGCCGTGCGGCCATTGTGGCAGTTCCTTTCGGATTGTTGCCGGTTATTCGTACTCTTCGAGAATGTCGGCCTGGGTGCGAAGCCAGCGAATGACCGCTGCTATCGGCATGCATGTGGCCATGAGGTGGATGGCACACTCACCAAAGTACGCTGCCTGGCGCGCCTTGAACGTGGCAGCTTCTTGTTCTGCTAGTTCAGTGATGGAGCGAGGTTCAGGCAACGAACCGCGCCTGATTACGCTGATAGATGAAGCCGGGGTCTATGAAGAACGTTTCACGCTTTGGCCGAGCCGGCATACCCACTCCCACCAAGTCGCTCAACGCGTGCTTGTAGCGGACCTTGCCGATCTTGCAGTGGCGGGCAACGGCGTTGAGGCGATTTTCCATCTGCCGCATGCGCTCCTGCTCATCAACAACGACCGTATAGCTCATCACCGCTCCTGCCACCGGATGAAGCCAATCTGGTCCATCATCTCATGTGCCATGATCTTGTTGCCGTCCTCGTCGAGAATGCCGATGTCGATTAGCTCGTGGCTTTCGAAGACCGTGCGGGCAAGGTAGTTCTCGCCGTCTGGAAACTCGTCCATGCTGGCGGCTTTGACGCGAACATACTGACGGGGCATCGCTGCTCCTGATGGGAGACCCGAGCCGTAGCCCGGGCCAGTGAGGATGCTTCTGGTGATCAATCCAGGCAGAGCCTCAGACTAGGCATTGCCCGCACACACGCACTCTCTAGCGCTAAGGCTTCCCGGAGGGTTGTAGAGGCTGGGCGGGCAATCTGAAATGCAAAAGGCCCACCGGATTAGGGCGGGCCTGTAGACGCAATTTGCGCCAATACAAATACGATTACAGGTTTCTGCCATGAAGGTCAAGCGCTATTTTCAAGCTCGTCACAGGTAATTGAAGTGCATGGCGCAGGCATGCAGATCGAGATGCAGCACCGCCGCCATGTCCCTTGACGGCACTCCGAAGCGGACGGCTATCTCCGATACCGGCTGGCCATGGACGCAATAGGCGGTCAGCCTGGCGGTCGGCAAATGGCCTAGTTCGAGGAATGCCTTCTTCAGGTCGTCCAGCGCCATGACGCGGCCATCAGGCAGGCCTTTCCACCCTGCCCCACCCTCGGACAGTAGATCGGGCGAGGATGCGGACGCAGTGCCGGCCTTCTCCCACAGCCCGGCATAATGGATGCCGGCATGGTAGAGCGCAGAAAGGCCCTTCTCCTTACTTGAGCGAGCATAGCGCCATTCGAACGTGCCGGGGCGGCAACGCAGCACCCGCGTCTCTGAGCGAGTGGCGGTGACACGCACGTCCGTGTTGATCTCAACAGCGCCTTCGTACCCGGGCTCGATCTGGCGCTTGGCTGCGGCCTTGCTCATTCACTGCCCTTTCGGCTCAAACCGATTGTAGATGTCGCAGAGGCTTGTCACATGCTCGCCTATGAGGGGATGGCGGGTCTCGCCGTCTATCCGGTCGAAGAAGTACGTGTTGGGATGCCCGCAGCGCTTTTCGCCGTTGGCCTCGTTGAAGTGTGTGCAGGCTCGGCAATAGGGTTGATCGGTCATCGGGGCTGGCCCTCTTGCTTGGGAGATGCGACCGTCCGCAGATAACGACCCTCGGCATTGGCAAGCTCATCCTCCACAATCGCTTCGAGGAGGCTCACGCAAAGCGACGCAAGCGGCCTGCCCGTCTCCTCGGCCATTGCTGACAGGTGCTGCCATGTGTTGTGCGGGATGCGCATACCCATACGGTGAGTGGGCTTCGCGAGATCGGCCACGTCGGAACCGCCATGCTTGCGCAGCAGGTACAGAATCGATGTGTGATCGCGGTTGAACACCTTTCCCAACTGGACAAGAGACATCTTCGGGAAATGCTCCCGAACCTTGAGAACGGCCGCAATCCGAACCTTCAGGATATCACGCTTGGTGCTGGCTCCGGTGATATCGGAGGGCAGGACGCCATACGCGTCAGCCATGATTTTGACGATCTCAAGAGCCCCCGCCCTTATCGCCGCATTGCCGTTGCCCGTCTTGGCGAGCGCCCTCTCAAGAGGGCTACGGTCGTTGTCTTGGGTGATGGCTGCGGCCACCGACTCCGCACGCGTCCCTGTGGCCGCCACAAGCGCACGCGCAGCAGCCTCTTCGGCCTTGCGTTCACGCTCCCGCTGCTCGGCACGGGTGGCAATTGCAGCCTTAGCCCTCTCCTCTCGCCTTCGTTCATTCACGCGGCGAACGAACTCGGGATTGTAGCCGGGCCGGTAGTGGTGCGCTGGTTCGTCTTGGTTCAACATCGGGCTAACCCTTCTGCTGTTTCTCTTGCCATTGACGGCTGAAATGATTGTCTGGGAGCCTTGGTGTCGGCATTTGCACGACATTGGCTGTGCGCTCTTCCTGACGGGCTCGGAACTCGCGTTCCTTCTCTGCGCCGTCTTCGTAAGCTCTGCGGTTCAGCCAGGTTTGCGCGTGGAGCTTGTATTCAGCCTGCCCGCCGCCACGGATGAACCAGCTAGCGCCGTCCACGATGTCTTGCGGGTCAGCCCGCAGCACCTCTACGTGCCGGAAGAACTCATCTCTGGCGGAGCCGCGACCGTCGTTCTTGTGCATATGCGGCTGCCAGCAGGTCCAGAACGCAAGGAACTCTGGCGTCTCATCTGCCTTTGATGTGGGGCGGGCCTTCTTCATGCTTTCCTCACAAGTTCGATCTCTATTCCGTGCAGGGCCTCGACAAGCTTGCGCTTCAGCTTGGAGACCGGCGTATCAACGCCCTTGCAGTCCACGATCCTCTCGCGCTGCTCTCGCATGTCCCAGAATGCGAAGTCGCTGCGGTAGGTGCAGACCAGTTTGCCCTTGATGGTGATGATGAAGGGCTTTTGAAGCTCGACGTTCACGACCTCGCCAGCGCGCTCCAGCAGCTTGAGGTTCGAATAGAACCGGCCTTCAAGTTTGGAGGCAAAGCGGATGCCGTCGATGACAACGGGCTGGGCGTTGTACTTGGTCAAAGCATTGCCTCCTGCTTGGGCTCGGGGGCACGTACTTCAACGAACATGTCGGGCTGTGCGTAGGCCTTGCGGATGCGCTCACAGGCTATGTCGAAATAGCCCTCGTCGATCTCGATGCCGATGAAAGCCCTACCCAACGCAGCGCATGCAACACCAGTGGAGCCGCTGCCCATGAAGGGGTCGAGAATCGTCCCGTCAGCCGGGAGAAACCCAATGCACCATTTCATCAACTGAACGGGCTTTTGTGTCGGGTGTAGCTTACCCTTGTAGTCGCCGCGAGCGAGAGGATCGTAAGAGAACGTCCTCGCATTCGAATCCATGTTAGTCATGGCCAACTCGGACTCGGCGTAGGATCTGCCCTTAAACCCGGCTCCCTTATCCCAAACGAGGTAACACCGAGCGGGTGGCAAGCCGAAGTAATTTCCGCCCCAGATGATGTACCTTGCACCTATCTTGGTGATCTCTTTTATCGTTTCTTCCGAGGGCGGGGACTTATCCCACCCCTTCTTTTCAAAGTCATTGAACCCCTTGTAGCCAACGTTCCCACCATCCATTCCAATGCCATATGGCGGATCGGTTAGAACGGCGGCGACGTTCGGAAGTTGACGCATAACTGGGAGGCAATCCCCCAAGATTAGCCTACAATCACCTATGACAACCTCGCGCTTAATGGGTGATCGCCCTTCCCAGTCATGGGTATCGCCGCGCAAACGCTTGGCCTCTATGGCCGCGTCATAGCTCTTGCGGGCGTCGTCGGTGGGGTCGTAAGTCACGTTGCTACAGCCTGTTCTCGATGCGGGTGAGACTGCTGGCGATCTGGCTGCAAAGCTCGTTGATGTCGGACGCGGCCAAGTCTATCTGGTCGAAGCGTCCACCGCCGCAACCCTTAGTCTCGCCGCTGCTTGCCCCCTCAGGGACACTGCCAGTCAGCATATCCGCGAGAGCAGACACGCGATTGCGAACATTCCTCAATTGGCTGATGCTTTCATCCAGCCGTGTGAAGCATGATGCTGGCGGCAAATCCTGCCCGACAGCCCTTCCGATGCCCGTGTATTTCATGTCCATCTGACTTCTCCGGTTAAGATTCATCCAGGATTGCGCCGACCAGCCCATCCATGGCGATGATCGAAAGCAGCTTGTTGGAAAGCTCATTGACCGTCAGCCCGCGTTCCAAGGCTGGACCGTCAAGCCGCTTGGAAATGGTCTTGGGAACGTAGACGACCGACCCGCGACCGTCTTGGAACGCGAAGCCTTCACGATGCCCGACATTGCGGACGTAGTTGACCTCAAGCTGTAGTGCGGCCGCTGCCTGAACCGCCGTCGCCGTTGGATGGCTGCGGTGATAGGCTATTACCTTGTCCTTGGTGCGGGGGCGGGTCATCTCACAGACCTCTTATTTTCCGGTCCAGCCACAGCATCAGCCACGCCAACAATTTTATCGGCCAGGCCAACAATTTTCGAACCACGCGCATGAGCCAGTGCCTTTTCTTTTTCGTAAGCAGCATCACCGACCGACACGGCGAGGCCGTAGGCATGGCGAGCAAGCAGGAGGGCGCGATAAACCGAACCGCGCACATCGGTCATTTCACGAGTCTTGTATTGGAGCCTGAAAAGATAGCTCTCTGAAACGCCTATGCTCTTGGCAAGGCGGTATCGAACAAGATTTTCCTTGTCCCTTCGCCCCTTCCATTCGGCATCCATTAGCTCCCCGGCCCATTTGGCCGCCTCGGTTAAAGCTGCGTTATTCATGGCGTCCTCGGAAATTCTTTTTCCGTTTTCGGAAACTCTTTTGTCTGACATTTTTGGACCCCGTTGATACGTTTCTTGTCATGAACAAGAACGAGCACAGGGAGTGGACGGAAAGTGACGAGCGGGCCGCGCGGAAACTTTTGGCGAAGCTGGAAGCGCGGACGGGTAAGGCTGCGGGGTGCCTTCAAGAAAGCCCCGAGAAATTCATTCGGCCCATGGCCGGAACGCGGGGACTGGGACAGTCGGAGGAGAAGAACCGACGCCAGTTCCCGCATGCAAATGACAATGGAAGAAAAGGGCTGCGAGCGAAGCAGACGCAAAACCTGTTGCCTCAAGCTCGCAGCCAGTTGCCGTGCCGGGAGGAAGGGCACGGGGGAGATGGGGGCAGACGCGTGGACTTGGTTCAGAGACTTCGGTTGCGTTTCAGTTTCATGAGGAGAGAGGCAGCCACGCGCCCTAACCGGGAAGACGCCTCCCATACAGATCGCGCTGAGTTCGAAAACTCCACGCTCCCGGTGATTTCGAAATGAGAAGGTCATTGGCCGAGCGCCTTCTCACGCTCGTCGGCGCTCATGTCTTCGACGACCAGCTCGGTCCATTGGTCTGCCCCAGCGGGCTGATACGAGTGGCAGCGACGGCGAAACGCGTCTCGCGTCATCACGTGGAGTTTGTTTGCGCCGAATTCTCTGCCTTCTGGCGAGATCCATTTGCGCAGAAAGAAGACCCGAGCCGGATAGGGGCGCGGAAGATTATGGACACTAACGACCGTATACCGAACCCGACCAACGCCGTGAGCGCGGGCGCGCGCATCTTCAGGGCCGACCATTTCCCAAATGACCCCAGGCTTCCACGTCAGCGTGGTAATAACACCATCCTCGTCCTGTTCCCTGTAGGGATCGCGGACGAAGGGGCAATCAACTTCGAATGTTTGACCGGGTTCCATCTACGCCCTCACCTTCTTTGACTTTGCAGGCTTGGGGGAGAGCATTGCAGTGCAGCGCACGATGCCGTTCTGTACCAATCGGTCGCGTTCAATGTCGGCGTCAGCCCTACCGAGTATCCGAGGCCAGTCACTGATCATTGGTTCAGCCTCTCGACCTTGTATGCGATGCCGTTGAACTCGAATGCGCCTGCCTTGATGCGGTTCTTGGTGATGTCGCCGGATATCCCTGCGCCCATGATGAGGCCGAGAACCCCGCCAATGACGAGAGCCAGGATTGTGCTTGCCCATTCGGTCATTGGAGCCCCTCTACCAAAAGGACGAATAAGCCCACCGCTCCGAAGACAAGAGACGTTCCAACGCAGTAGGTGAGCAATGCTCGCAGCATCAGTCCCGCGCCTCAGCAAAGGGAGTTCCGAGAATGCGGATTTGCTTCATTTTGCCGGGCGCGAGGTGATCCCGCTTTTCGCCTCGGAAGGCGGCGTTCCAGGCAAGGGCGGCAGCATGGCAATGCGCAATGCGAGCGGTCTGGCCTGTGGCGATGTTGCGACGGCACCAGCTAAGCAACGCCTTTGCGGGCTGACCGTTCTGTCCGTCGTCAGAACATTTGGCGCAGATTGGGGCGTAGACTAGCGGAGAGCGGGCCTCGTCTGGGATTTGATGTTAGGCTGCGAGCTTGCGGTGCTGCAAGCGCCGATATTCGATGGTTTTTCGTTTGATCCTTTCGCGCTGTTTGATGATGGCCTGTGCCCTGCCGAAGTAGACATCGGCAGGCGTCACGTTGGCCAGGCTCTCGTGGTAACGCTGGTTGTTGTAGTGCTCGACGAAGGCCTCGATCTGGGCTTCGAGGTCGCCGGGCAGGAAGTAGTTCTCCAACAGGATGCGGTTCTTCAGGGTCTGGTGCCAGCGCTCGATCTTGCCTTGGGTCTGCGGGTGGCACGGCGCGCCGCGCACATGGCTCATCTTGTTGGCCTCGATGTATTCGGCCAGCTCGCCCGCGATGTAGCTGGGGCCATTGTCCGATAGCAGCCTGGGTTTGTGTAGAACGGTGGCGCTGTCGCAGCCCGAGGCGGCGAGCGCGAGGTCCAGTGTGTCGGTCACGTCCTCGGCCCGCATGTTGGTGCATAGCTTCCAGGCGATGATGTAGCGCGAGAAGTCGTCAAGCACCGTCGAGAGGTACATCCAGCCCCACCCGATGATCTTGAAGTAGGTGAAGTCGGTCTGCCACATCTCGTTCGGCCGCGTGGTCTTGGTGTGGAACTGATCGGCCGCCTTGATTACCGTATAGGCTGGGCTGGTGATCAGGTCATGGGCCTTGAGCAACCGGTAGACCGTGGCTTCCGACACGAAGTAGTGTTTCTCGTCGGTGAAGCGCACGGCCAGTTCGCGTGGGCTGAGGTCGGTCGCCTCCAACGCCATCTCGACGATCTGGTCCTGGATGTCCTCGCCAATGCGGTTCCACACCCGGTTCGGCGCCGAAGGGCGATCCTCCAGCGCTTCCGGCCCACCTTCCCGGTAGCGGTCATACCAGCGGTAGAAGGTCCGGCGGGCAATGCCGAGCTGGTCCAGCGTCCGCCTGGCCGGCAGGTGCGACTGCTCGACGATACGGATGATCTCCAGCTTCTCGGATGCGGGATACCTCATTCGTCGTCGCCCCCATCCGCGATCATGCTTTTTTTAAGCAAGCGGTTTTCCAGCGTCAGGTCCGCCACGCACTCCTTCAGCGCACGGGCTTCGCGGCGCAAGTCCTGCACGTCACCGGAGGTCGCCGCACGGGCGGTGTCCCCGGCCAGGCGGCGTTTGCCGGCTTCCATGAACTCCTTGGACCAGCTGTAGTACAGACTCTGCGCGATGCCCTCTTTGCGGCACAACTCGGCGATACTGTCGTCACCGCGAAGACCTTCAAGCACGATGCGGATCTTGTCTTCGGCCGAGAAGTGGCGGCGGGTCTGACGCCGGATGTCCTTGACCACCCGCTCTGCAGGGGGCTTGGTCGGTGATTTTGAATTGGAGGATTTGGGCTTCATCTTCGTTCCTTCGTCACTACGACGAAGCCCAAATCCTCCTTAAATCACAACCTCAAATCTGTGCCATAGCCGCTGACGGGGGACACTGCTTTGTCAGCGACCGGCCCCGCAAGGTGTCCTTCGACAACGACCGTCGCCTACACGCCGAGGACGGCAAGGCTGTCGAGTACTCGGACGGTTGGGGCACCTATGCATGGCATGGGGTAAACATCCCCGGCGAGTGGATCGACGACAAGTCCAAGCTGGACGCCAAGACGGCGCTGACCTGGCCGAATATCGAGCAGCGCCGCGTAGCCCTTAATGACATCGTAGGCTGGAACAGGGTGCTCCGAGAGTTGAACGCCAAGGTCATCGATGATGATGGTGACCCGGAGATTGGCACGCTACTGGAAGTCCAACTTCCCGATCTGTCTGTCCCCACCAAGATATTGCGCGCCCGATGCGGGACGGGTCGCGAATTTTCCATACCAGTCCCCCCGCATGTCACCACCGCCCTCGAAGCTAACGCCGGGTCTTACCGGTTCCGTGTGGGCGAATTCTCAAAACCAGAAGTGAGGACTTGAAATGAAAACCTTCAACAACACCTGCGCACAGGGTGATGTATTCTTCATTCGTCGGGACGTTCTCCCGCTCGGGCTCATTGAGCAAGCCCCGCATAATGATCGTGCAGTCATCACCCATAGTGAGACCGGGCACGACCATGTGATGGTTCTTGACCGCAGGAACGACACGCCCAACGTCCAGCTTTTTGCTGGCGATGACCCGCTGACGGCGTGGATCAAGGTCAATAGACCAACTGCTCTCAACCACCTCCGGGCTCACGATACCCACGAGTCGATCATGTTCGATCCTGGCGTTTACGAAATCCGCCGCCAGCAAGAATACGACCCCTACGCAGAACTGGCGAGGCGCGTTGCTGATTAGCAGCGCGTCCACCGAACCCACAGGAGGGTTAGATGCTTACTCCACAGTCATCCCATGCCTTGAAACAGCAGGCAGCAGCATTCCAGGCCAAGGCCGAGAAGCACGCGCGCTGGGGAATGATCCTCGCCAATGCAGAGGAAGCCGACATCGCCGGAGAGCATCTCGGGCGCGCTGAACGATACGCCGAGATTGCAGACGCACTGCACAGCGCCGCGCATGTCGTTGCGAACGCCGAACGAGACCGGAGGGCAGCATGACCCTCCCTCTCTTCCCCACCCGATTCATAGCAGCCCATGCCTTGGCGCTGCTCGCAGGACAGGTGCTCTGATGACACCGATTATCCGTGGCGCTTCGATGCGCACAGACGACCGCGACCCGCCAGATGGCCTCCGAGAATATGAGGCCCAAGTCGCCATCCGCAACCTGATCCAGCAGGACGGCATCGAAGCCGCCCGCGAGAAGATCGCCTTTTACCTCATCGACGAAGCCAAAGGAGAACGGCATTGAGCGACTTCCTCTACCTCGATATCGAAACCATTCCAACGGCTGATCCTGCGCATATCGCGGTGATTTCCGACAGCATTACGCCTCCCGGCAATATCTCGAAAGCCGAAACTATTGCGGTTTGGGAGGCTGAAAAAAAGCCAACCCTGATCGCTGAGGCAATCGCCAAGACTTCCTTCAACGGCGCTTACGGTCGCGTTTGCTGCATCGGATGGGCTTGGGGCGACTTCCCCGCTGTCTCCACCATTGGGGCGGACGAAGCAGATGTCCTGCGCTCTGCATTCGACCGCATTACCCAGAATACCCCGATCCACGCCGTCCCGACTATCGTCGGTCATTTTGTTGCCGGCTTCGATATCCGCTTCCTGTGGCAGCGCGCGATAGTTCTCGGTGTGACGATGCCACACTGGTTCCCGCGCGACCCGAAGCCGTGGAGCCGCGAAGTCTTCGACACGATGAACGCATGGTGCGGCGCTCGCGATACCATCAGCCTGGACAATTTGTGCAAGGCTCTCGGCATCCCCGGCAAGGACGAAGTTGACGGTTCTATGGTCGCGGGTATGTGGCAGCGCGGTCAATTCAACGAAATCGCAGATTACTGCCGTGCCGACGTTGAACGTGTCCGCAACGTGCACCGCAAGATGCAGGTGGCCTTTGGGGAGTTGGCGGCATGACCGATAACCTAGCTCTCTGGCATCAGGTCGAAAAGACCGACCCTGCCCACGTCAAGGCAATCACCGGCAAGAGCTACAAGGGCACGTCTCCCAAGCCTCACTGGATCGTCATGAAGGCAACCGAGACCTTCGGTCCAATCGGCATCGGATGGGGCTTCACGGTTGAGGAGCGTATTGAAAAGGGCGCCCTGATTGCCGATGGCTTCTATGAGCAAATGCATATCGCCAAGGTGCGGGTCTGGTTCAAATGGAACGGCGAACGCGGCGAGGTCGAGCACATCGGCGGCACTACGTTTAGCGGTCGCTACGCCAGTGGCAAGGCGTTCACAGACGAGGATGCGCCAAAGAAGTCAGTCACCGACGCATTGGTGAAGGCTCTTTCGATGATCGGTTTCGCTGGCGATATCTTCATGGGGCGATTTGACGATAGCAAATATGTGCAGGAAGTCGGCCAGGAGTTTGCCGCCGAAAAGGCCAAGGAAGACGCGCCGAAGCCGATCAGCGCCGCCAAGCAGAAGCAGGGGCTCGAAGCAATCGAACAAGACCTCCTCGACTGCAATTCGGTCGAGGAGGTGAACAAGTGTGCCCGTATCTGGGCAACGATCATGGACCGTGACGTCTGGTCAAAAGATTACCGCGACATAGCCAAGCCGAAATTCGCGGCACGCCGCACAGCGCTCGCGGTCAACGACGAAATCCCAGACTTTCCAGGCGACCGCCCCAACAGCGCAGTCGCAAACATGATGGCAGGTTGACACTATGAAGAACATCACAATTGCAGGTCGCCTGACAAGGGATGCCGAGTTTCGCAGAACGCCGAACGGTGAGCCTGTTCTTGGCTTCTCTGTCGCCGTCGATGACGGATTTGGCGAACGGAAAACCCCCCTGTTTTTCGACTGCTCGCTCTGGGGCAAACGCGGCGAAGCGCTGACACCACATCTCAAGAAAGGCGGTTCTGTCACCGTGTCGGGTGATTTCAGCCGGCGCGAGCATGAGGGGAAAACCTACCTCACAGTTCGCGCCAACGAGATCACTTTGCAGGGCGGCAAGCAGGAAGCGCGCAAGGCCGATCCCGAGCCTGATGATGGTTCATACGGCGCAGGCGATCCAAACCCAGACGAAGTGCCGTTCTGATGACCCGCGCGCTGCTTGTCCTCAACACCGATGCAGACCGCAAGAAGGTCACCGCTTGGGCTTGGAGCCTCCCCCCTGGAACGCGGTGTGAATTCAAGGCTCCCAAGCGCTCGCTCGACCAGAACGCGCGCATGTGGGCCGCCCTCACCGACATAGCCACACAGGTCACATATCGCACCCTGAAGCTCACGCCCGACGACTGGAAGCTGGTCTTCCTCGACGCTCTCAAGCGCGAGGTGCGCATTGTCCCCAACCTGGACGGCACCGGCTTCGTCAGCCTGACCAAATCGTCGTCTGACCTGTCCAAGCAGGAGATGTCGGATCTGCTGGAGATCATCCAGGCTTGGGCCGCTCAGAACGGCGTTGTGCTCCATGATGAACGGGTGGCAGCATGACTGCGCTATCCCACGCACATCGCTTTCCCAACGCACGGGTGCAGACTGTTGTGGACCTCATCCGCCGCGACGAAAAGACTGCGGAGCTTTGGTGCGACATCACCCTCGGCATCATTCTGGAGAAAGCCGTCTCGAAGGCTCTCGCGGGCTTCACTCGCGAGCAGGCCGAGCGAATCCGGGAGAGCTTTTGATGGCTAGGATGGAGTTTCCCCGCAAGATCCGCCGCATCATCATCGAACGCGCCGCCGGCTGCTGTGAGCAGTGCAAGGCCAAGCTCAAGACTGGCGAGGGCGAGATAGACCATATTCTTCCCGACGCGCTTGGCGGCGAGCCTACGGTGGCAAATGGCCGGCTCATCTGCCGTGTCTGCCACGCTGAAAAGACAGCCGCAGATATCCAGCGCATTCGCAAGGCTGACAGGCAGCGCGACCGCGCCAACGGAGCAATCCGCCCCGCGGCTACGATCAAATCACAAGGTTTCCCCAAATCCAGGCAGGCCGCAGAACGTCAGGCCAAGGCATCCGGCAAGCTTCCATTGCCAGCCGCTCGCCCGATGTTCGCGCAGATAGCGAGGCAATCATGAGCACGAAGATTGAAGACGGCGGGCCGGCGTTTGCGGCCTTAGCGACATCACCAATGGGTGATGTGCACCACCAAGAGGGCATGAGCATTCGCGACTGGTTCGCTGGTCAGTTTCTCGCAGGATCAGCGACCGATAACGCCGCCCTGGACGTAAGCGTTGCCGCAGACCAGTTCGATATAGACGCCGCTCTTAGCGACCATTGGGCGAATGTAGCTCGCGCCGCTTACATCGCCGCCGATGCCATGCTCGCCGCCCGCGCCAAGGCTGACCGCCAATTTGGTTTTCACGCCAATCACGGAAAAACCCTGATCGCCAAAGCGGAGGGCTCCTCCCATGACTGAACTCGACAAGACGGGACTGGAAGGCCCAGCGCTGAACACCGACCGCGAAATATGGCGCGAGCGCCCCGGCGATTACTACGCCGACAGCATCCATGTCACGGCGTCGGGCAGCATCGGCATTGATTGCGGCGGGATGGTCTACACCCTGCCCGTCCGCGAATGGCACAGGCTGGCCGCCACCACTTCAGCAGGAGTGACGGAGGAGCAGGTAGAGGCGCTGACGTTCTACGCAGAACAGTGGGAGCAGGACGTTGACGCTGAGCGAACAGCCACGGGATGGCAGGGGTCTATTGGTGACGAAGAGCCTACCCGCGCTTTGCTCGCCGACAAGGGTGCCCGAGCCCGCGCTGCACTCACCTCTCGGGCGCCAGCCGTCAAGGCCATGCCAGACTGGCAACGCGCGTTCGCCGCGCAGTCTCGCAAGCTTGAAGCAGTACTCCACCTTCCCGGCGTCAAAGAAGCCATTCACTCACTTGACTGGTCGAGCTTGGTCCCTTCTCCAGCACCTGCTGGAGAGCCGGGGATCAAGGCGGAAATCTTTGATTGGCTGGGAACGGAGCTATCGGCAATCGACTGCTGGTATCGCGGCGATCCGTCTTATGAGCACGATGCATATTGGTTCAAGGACAAGGCGCTCGACCTTGTCAAACAGGCTCGCGTCGCCTTCCCTGCCCGCTCTGCGCTCCACCCCACTCCTACGCCAGTCTCTGCGCCTGTGGGGGAGAGCGAAGACCCGTATCGGAATAGCAAGCCGGGAGAGGCGTTCAATGCGGCCTACCCGCCAGACACGGTTCGCGTCTGCCCAAAACGTGACGCAAGCTGCCCGCATGGCATGGGTTGCCCCTATGTCGATGGTTACTGGTGCAACGAGCCCGCCCGCTCCCCGACTGTGGAGGGCAAGTAGATGGCGAACCCTTCCGATATTCACAACCAGTTGGCGCATGAATTCGTCATGAAGGTTGTGCGCGAGACGAAGAGCCATTCGGAGCTGATGGTCGTCATCGAAAGCGCACTTCTTGCCGCAATGCTGGTTTCCCAGAGGGTCTACAATCTCAGCCCGGCTTTCAGTGTTGAGATGATCGAGATGGCCATCCAGCAGGCCACCGCTCGGTTCGCCGCCCCTAGTACCGGCGCGCAGGATAGCGCTTCACAGGCGGAGGCGTGAGCGATGAGTGAGCTTATAGAGCGGCTGCACCATCTGTTCGAGTTCAATGCCGAAGCTGGGCAACTCATATGGCGGGCTCGGCCAGTCGAGGATTTTGCGACAGTACGCGGTTGGAAGAATTTTCACACGCAGTTTGCCGGCTCGGTTGCGGGCTGCATTAACGGAGAAGGCTACCGCCTAATCTGCGTGGACAGGAAGTTGCGAGGGGGCCACCGGCTGATATGGGCTTACATCAACGGTCCGATCCCCGTCGGGATGCAGGTCGACCATATCAACGGCGTTCGCGATGATAATCGCCTCGAAAATTTGCGCCTCGTCACAAACACCGAGAACCAGCGTAATTCGTCCATGCCGCGCAATAACAAGAGCGGCGTTCTAGGCGTGTCCTGGCACAAGGGGACACTCAAGTGGCGGGCACAGATCTCGTTAGATGGGCGCCGCAAGTACCTTGGCAGTTTCGGCACCCTCGCCGCAGCATCTGACGCTCGCGCTAAGGCTTTAGTCGATTTTGGCTTTCACCCTAGCCACGGGAAAGTGTTGGCCAACTCTCCTGCCGCCATCCGTGCTCTCGCTGAAGAGGTGCGGAAGTGAGCCGGATCGTCGAAAGTCATTACAACCCGCCATCAGAGACCGGCGCTGTTCGGGTCACCAAAGGCACGCCCGGCGGCCACCCTGCCGATGGGATGACAGCCGAAGTCAACATTGGTGACGGCGCGTTCTCCAGCATCATCAACCCGCAGTCGTTCGCCAACGGCGGCCCTAAATGGGTCATGCGCTACGGCAATCCGGAGAGTATTCGGTATTCGGTCGCCCGCCTGCTGGAGAGCTACGATTATCTGCTGTCCAGCAATATCAACTTGACCGAAGCAACGCGCCGTCTTCGCCTACTCCGTGCCGGTCGTCTCGCCCTCCAGGAGAGCAAACATGAGCCACGCTGATCTCATCGCACGCCTTGAGGCGCTGACCGGGCCGGATCGGCTTTCCGACGCCAACATTTTGTGGGCCGTCGACCCCGAGGCCTTCAAATCTGACGAGGGTGACGACGCAGACCACCTGAAGCCGTCCTACTGCTACGGTCGCAGCGGCTGGACCATGAACAGGGCGGACCGGGCGCACCTCGACCGCATCCCGGTTCCGAGGCTTACCGCCTCGCTCGACGCGGCCGTTGCTCTGGTAGAGCGCGTGCTGCCGGGGAAGACAGTTCTTATTGGCTGGGGACAGACCGAACAAACGGTGCCATGGGCGCGTGTTGGCCCTTGGAGCGAGCCTGACGCCACCGGCGCCACTCCCGCCATTGCCCTCCTGATCGCCACCCTGAAAGCCATGGAGCAACAGAATGGCTGAACTCACCACCATTCTTCGCCAGCAATCGAAGCTTGGCCCCATCAACGTAGCTCGCGCCGCAATGCGAGACGCAGCCGACGCCCTCGACGCCAAGGATAAGCAAATAGCTGAACTGAAGGCGGCGCTGTCCGAGATTGCAGCAGGACCGCACCTCCTGTCTTGCGACAAAGCCAAGTGGGCCGATTGGGCTGCTGATCGAGCCGCCTCCAGCCTCCCCAATAAGGAAGATCGAAATGGCTGAGACACGCAAGCCACGAACAACGCTGTCTGATGGCACGCAAGTCTATCCCGAACATCGCAATATCATCACGGAAGGCCCGCAGGCTGGCCAGCAGAAGGGCTATGTGGTGCTGGCGGAGGAGGAACGCGCCAGAGGCTTCGTGCGGCCCGTGCGCCGCTCATACCGGCACCTGACGTGTGGCGTTATCACCACGATGGGGCTGACGCTTGCTGAGACTTACGCGCGCGACCAAAATTTCTACAGCGGCACGTTCTGTTGCGGCTGCGGTGCGCATTTTCCGGTCGGCCCGGATGGGGAATTTGTATGGGACGGCACCAGCGAAAAGGTAGGCACATGACGACTAAACATTCGCCGCTGAGCGCTCTGAAGGCGCAGGCCGACAAGATCGCACAAACACTCAAGGCAGCCGAACGCGGCGAGAAGATCGATGTGCGCTTCGCTGAAAAGATCGATGCTGCACGCGGCAACGAGAGTTTCAGGGTCGGTATTCTGATGGATGACAAGGTCATCACAATTGATATGCCGTGGGTGACAGTTCGTAGCACTAGCGAAGTTGGGCTCGCTGAATACATCCTCAACTTGATGCGAGAGGCCCGCCATGCCGTTAACTGACACCAAGGCGCTGCCGTATTTTGAGGCTCACGACTGGTTCGAGTTCAACGGCATGACGTGCTGCCGCTCCTGCGGCTACGTCAGGAACGCCACCAGCGACACGCGGGCATGCAAGCCGCCTCCAGCCTCCCGAATAAGGAAGATCGAAATGGCTAGCCTGACGCTTCCGCTCAAGGCGGAGTATTTCGATGCCATCCGCGATGGTTCAAAGATGGAGGAATACCGGCTGGTGACGCCGTTCTGGGCCAAGCGCCTCGAATGCCGTTCCTACGACTGCATCGTCCTGACAAAGGGGTATCCGCGCCTAATCGACTTTGGACGTCGGCTCAAACGTCCGTGGCGCGGTTTCACCGTCAAGACCATCACCCACCCGCATTTCGGGCCAGACCCGGTTTTGGTCTACGCCATCGACGTTCGCCCACCCGAGGGTAAAGCTAATGGCTAGAAGGGTGGAGACGCGAAAACTGACAAACGCTGAGTTTGCGCAACGATGCGCCTATCTCGCCAAAGTCACTGCGGCATGGGCCGGCGACATGCTGACCCTGCCAGAAGAGCACCATACCCCTGTCAGGGTTGAAACGGTCGCCATGTTCACAGCCGAAATCCGCGGATGGCTGGACCGACTTGAACAGCAGGTCTCCCCCGCCCCCGCACATAAGGAACAGGCGGAATGACGAGGGCTCTCACCATGGACGAGGCCGCAAACGCACTGCGAATCGGGCGCCGCTCCTTTCAGGAGATCGTCAAACGCTACCCCTTTTACTACCCCAATGGCAGGCGCAAACTGTTCACTGACGCCGATATCGAGGCGATCAGGAGAGCTTTGCGAGAGGAAGAAGAATGCCGATTAAACTCATCCCGCCCCGTCCCGGCAAAACGCCGAACTATTACATCAGGGGGACGTACCTCGGACAATATGTGGACGAGAGCACAGGAACTACTCGGAAAGAAGTCGCGAAACAGTTTCTCAAAACCGCAGTCGAGCGGATCGAACGTGGTGAGTTTGAAACCCGCAAGGCCGTAAAGGCGGTTCCAAGCTTTCTAGACGCCGCCGTGGCCTATCTGGCGACCGGGGGTGAGCGGCGGTTTATCGGAGAGTTTGACGAGGAAACCGGAAAATGGAAGGTCGGGCTGATCACCCATTTTGCCGAAATGAAGCTTCGCGATATCGACCAACAGGCGATTGATGATGCCGCAGCGGCTCTCTACCCAACCGCCACACCAGCGACTCGGAACCGGCAGGTGTACACGCCGATGTCGGCCATCCTGAAACAGGCCGGGGTCGCATTGCCCATCAAACGACCGAAGGGCTCTCAGGGGACGCCACGAGTTAACTGGTGCCAGCCCGAGCAGATATTCCGGCTATTGGATGCCGCAGAGGCCAAAGACCCCGAATTCGGCATCTTCCTGGAATTCCTAACCTACACGGGTGTGCGGCTGAGCGACGCGCTTGGGCTGACCTGCGACCGAGTTAATCTCGTGGATGAGTTCGCCTACATCGAGCAGACCAAGAACGGCGATCCGCGCGGCGTCTACCTACCGCCCAACTTGGTCAATGCACTGGCCAGCCACCCTCGCGGCCTTGAGCGAGGCAAGGCGAAGGTGTTCCGATTCCGCAAGAATGGGCGCCTCTACAGCCTTATGGCCGCCGTCAAAAAGAATGCGGGCGCTGATCTGGATTTTGTGACGTTCCACGTCCTCTGCCACACATGGGCAACATGGATGCGCCGCTATGCGAAGCTCGACACGCGCGGGCTGGTGGGGACGACGCGCTGGAAGGACGCCAAATCAGCGGCTCGCTATGAGCATGTCGTGGTGTCGGAGGAATCACGGAAGGCAGCACTGCTCCCGACTCGGAAACGGAAGCGGAACAAAGTCCACGAGTCCTCCACGGATTCTGGTGCCGAGTTTCGCCTTCGTTCGCCTAAACATGCCGGATAG